GTACGAAGTGCTCGCCGACAGCGGTTTCGCCTCGCAGGTGCAGACGCTGATCGGTGACGCCAAGGACCGCCTCGAGGGCACCGCCTTCACGACCGGCAACGGCACCTCGGCCCCGCAGGGCTTCATCACCGGCAAGGTTGCCGCCGGTTCGCTGGTGGCCTCGGCCACGACCGACACCTTCGCCGTCGCCGACGTGTACAACACGCAGGCCGGTCTCGCTCCCCGCTTCCGCAACTCGCGGTCGGCGTGGATGGCGAACGTGTCCATCATGAACCGCATCCGTCAGTTCGACACGAACGGCGGCTCGGCACTGTGGGCGCAGCTCGCTGCGGCCGCACCGGCCAACCTGCTCGGCCAGCCGATCTACGAGACCAGCGACATGGACGGCACCATCACCGCCCTGGCCGACAACTACGTCTTGGCCTACGGCGACTGGCAGCAGGCCTACATCATCGTCGACCGGGTCGGCGTCGAGGTCTACTACGACAACCTCGTGCTCGGCGCCAACCGCCGTCCCACGGGCCAGGCCGGGTTCTTCGCCTTCTGGCGTACCGGTGGTGAGGTCGTAGTTCCCGAGGCGATCAGCCTCCTCAACGTCACCTGATGACCCCTCAGCGAGTCGGCACCGACCAACTCGCTGCCCTGCTCGACCTCGTCGGCCCGTTGTGGTCGGCGAGGTCGAGCGCCACCGAGACCGGTGTGCACGACGGCTACCGCCAGGTGACCATCGTGCACGCCGGTCGCCTGGCGGTGCCCGGCTTCGCCGAGGTGCTCGCCCAGTTCGCTCCGGTGCATGGGGCGTGGCTGTCGGGCCTTGCGCCTGGCGGCTTCATCGCCGAACACATCGACGCGGGCCCGTACTGGGAGCGGTGGCAGTTGCCGTTCACGACGGCCGGCTGCCTGTTGCAGTGCGGCGCCCCGGTGCACCACGAGGTCGGCGTGCCGTTCCGGGTGGCGCACCACGACTGGCACAGCGTGGTCAACACCGACGACACCGAACGGGTGGCGCTGGTGATCGACCGTGCCGTGCCGCTGTCCATTCCGTCCGCACCGCTGCAGGTGCGCAACATCGAGGAGGGGCGATGCCTCGTCTGACCGAGACCGTGCATCACGCATCGGGCACCTACGAGGCGGGCGCGATGCTCGCCGCCGATCACCCGCTGGTGAAGGCCGGGCCGCACCTGTTCGTCGCCGACGAACCGGTCGCCGCCAAGCCTGCCAAGCCTGCCAAGGTGAAGGCCGAGGGCTGACGTGGCCTACGTCTCGCTCACCGACTTCAAGTCGTGGGTGCGCAATGAGCTCGGTACTGCCGAGGATTCGATCCTGCAGGCTGGCATCGACGCCGCCGTCATCGCCGTGAACGAGCATTGCGGCCGCAGCTTCGACATTGCCGGTTCGCCCTCGGCGCGTTCGTTCGTGCCCGAGTCGTACCGCCTGGTCATCATCGACGACTGCACCAGTGTCACGTCGGTCGTCGAGAACGGCGACACGATCGCTGCCAGCGGCTACCAGTTGGAGCCGCTGAACGGTCGTCGGCCGAGCGGCCTGGCGGTGCCGTACGACCAGATCCGACGCATCCACGGCGACTGGTACATCGACGCCACCGATGAGGGCCGTGCGACGATCGTCGTGACGGCGGCGTGGGGCTGGGCAGTCAGGCCCGCCCCGGTGATCGAGGCGACCAAGATCCTCGCCAAGGACATCCTCATGCAGCGCGACACCCGTAACGGTGTCGCTGCGTTCGGCGAGTTCGGCTCGCTGCGGGTGCGGCTCAACCCGTACGTCGAGGAGCTGCTGAAGCCGTTCGTGAAGGAATCAGCCACGCCGGTCGACGCCATCGGAGTGTTCTGATGGCGACGCTCGACCTGCGCGCCGTGATGACGGCGCTCGCTAACCAGATCGACGCCAACACGTCTCGGGCGCTCGCCTGCTACGACCTGCAACCCGCAACGTTGCCGCAGTTCCCGTGCGCCATCGTGCGACCCGCTGACCAGTTCGTCGCCTATCACGAATCGTTCGGTGCTGCGCCGCTCGTCGATGTGCAGCTCGAGGTCGCAGTGATGGCGCAAGGGACGAGCGACATCGACAGCCAGATCGCCGTTCTCGACATGCTCTCGGCGGGTGCCGGGATGTCGAACTCGATCGTCGACGCCATCAGCGCCGACCGCACGCTCGGCGGCGCCGTCCACGACACCATCGTCCGCACTGCGTCGGGCCTGTCACGCGCTGGGGCCGATGACGGCTCGGCGGCGGTGATGGCCGTGCTCGTTGTCGGCATCAAGCTCCGGAGGTAGGGCATGCCTGTCTACGCCAACACGCGCGTCTCGGCGATCGTCGACACGCTCGAGATCGCCACCTTCGCCACAACCGTGACGATGGAAGCGACCGCCGACGAGATCGACGTCACGACCCTCAACAGCGGAGGTTGGCGCCAGAAGATCGCCGGGCTGCGCACCTTCTCGGTCGGCATCGACGGCTACCAGGACTTCGACTTGATCGGCGTCGATCCGCTGTTCGGTACCAGCGGCCTCACCGTGCTCGACACGTTCACCGTGGCGCCGGTCTCGACCGCAACGGCCGGCGATGTGGCCTTCATCGGCCAGGGCCGACTGCTCGGCAACACGCCGCTCAGTGGCGCTGTCGGCGACGCCGCCGGGTTCTCGATGAACTGGGCGGGCACCGATGTCGTCGCCTGCGGCCAGGTGCTGCACCCGTCGGCGGCTCGCACCACCTCGAGCACCGGCACCGCTCTGGCGTTCACGTTCCCGACCGCGACGCAGCGGCTCTACGCCACGTTCCACGTGTTGAGCGTGACGGGCACCGGCTCGATCGTATTCACGGTGCAGTCGGACGACGCCGTCGGCTTTCCGTCGGCAACGACTCGGATCACCTCGCAGACCTTCACCGGGATCGGGCACCAGTTGGCGAGCGTCGCTGGCCCGATCACCGCAGAGACGCATGCCCGCCTCGGCTGGACGATCACCGGCTTCACGTCGGTGACCTTCGTCGCCGCTGCGGCCGTGGCCTGACCTCCCCACCACCCCCAGCACAGAAGGAGCCGTCATGGCCGTCTTCGCATTGACTTCAGCAACCATCCAAGTCGGCACCGCATGGACCGGCACCGCTCCCGGCGGCGTCGCCGCTGCATCGGGCACGATCACCTCGGCCGTCAACATCAGCGCCCTGGTGAGCCAGGTCGAACTGAGCCTCGAGGCCGAAGAGCTCGACTTCACCAACTTCGCCAGCGCCGGTTGGCGTCAGAAGATCGGTGGCCTGCAGATGGGCACCGTGGCGCTGACCCTCAACCAGGACTTCGACGCCAGCGTGACCGACGCGATCTTCGGTCTCGGTGGCACGCTCGGCTTCGGTTCGGCGTCGTCGCTGTTCATGGACATCCGGCCCACCTCGGCGGTGCGGTCAGCGACGAACCCGTCATACGTGCTGCGCTTCCTGAACCTCGGCTACTCGCCGATCAGCAACGGCGTCGGCGAGTTGGCGACGGTGTCGCTGTCGTTCCCGACGACCGGCGTGGTCACCCGCCTCACGGCCTGACCGTGGCAGGCAGCGGTGTCGGCTTCGAGGCGTCGGCCATCTCGGCGTACTTGCGCAAGTTGGAATCGACGCTCGACGACGACGCCCGGCGGCGCATCATGCGTGCGGCTGGTGGCGACGCCAAGAAGGGCGGCCTGTCGGCAGCAGAGGACACCCTCGGCGCTGACCGGGCCATGTCGAACTTCAAGGGTGGCCGAGTGCCGCTGCGGCTCGGCTACGACGAGGCCGGTTGGCAGTTGTCGATGAATCACCGCCCGTCGGGTGTGTGGTTCCTCGCCGAGCGGGGCCGCAAGGCGTCGGGGTCGATCTACCCACGAGCGAACGGCCGCAAGGCTCGCCGCCCGACCGCTGGCCGGGTGGTGACGACACCGCAAGGCCCGAGGGCGTCGTCGTCGTACGGGCCGTCCCGTGGCCTGCGGACGTTCACGATCGCCGCTGCGCGTGAGCGCAAGGGCGGCACCGATGGCGCTTGGCGTGCATTGCAGGCCGAGTTCCGACGCATCACCAGGGGGTGACCGATGGCGTTCAGCGACAAGCTCACAGTCGTCATCGACTTCGTCACCGGCCCGGCCCAGTCGGGGCTTGGCAAGATGCGCGGCGAGGTGGCCAAGGCCGAGGGTGCGTTCGGCAAGATGAAGGCCGCAGGCGGCGTGGCGTTCGACTCGGTGAAGGCAAACGCCGCCGAATTCGCCCTCGCCGCCGGCGGTGCGCTGATCGCCTTCGGCGTCAAGTCGGTCAAGGCGTTCCAAGACACGGCGCTGGCCGCCGGTCAGTTCAGCGACGCCACCGGCCTGGCCGTCGATGAGGCCAGCCGCCTCATCGAAGTGGCGGGCGACATCGGCATCGAGGCCGGAACCGTCGAATCGGCGCTCGGCAAGATGAACAAGACGCTCGGCGCTTCGCCGCAGTTGTTCACCGACCTCGGCGTCGAGATCGCCAAGACCAACACCGGCGCCACCGACGTGAACGGCACCTTCCTGAACGTCGTCGACCGGCTGAACGCCATCGAGGATCCGGCTGAGCGGGCGCGTGTTGCGTCGCAGTTGCTCGGCAAGGGCTGGCAGGGCATGGCCGAACTGATCGGCCAGGGGTCCGCCGAGTTGAAGGCGTCGCTCGCTGGTGTCGCTGACGCCCAGGTGATCGACGAGAAGGAACTGGAGAAGGCTCGCAATTTCCGCGACCGGATGGACGAGCTGAAGGACCGGCTTGGTGCGGTCGCGATGGAACTCGGCGAGTCGTTGGTGCCAGCACTGGCGCAGATGGCAGAGAACGCTGTCCCCGCCGCTCAGGCCGTCGCCAAGGTTGCGGACGCGTGGATGACGGTCGGCAACGCCGTCAAGAACACCGCCGAAGTGTCGGCCGAGATGTACCTGCAGAATGGCATCACCGTCGATCAGCTCAAGGAAATGGGCTACTCCGCTGACGAGGTTTCGGCGGCACTGGTGAATCTCGGGTTGTCGGCGGTGGAAACCAACGACGTCACCGCTGAGATGGCACGGATCTACGGTGAGCGGGTCATCCCAGCCGTCGACAAGGCGACCAGCCTTGTCGAAGACCTCGATGAGTCCACCGCTGCGCTCGACGACACCTACAAGACGTTCCTCGGCAGCCTTGACCAGCAGGACGCATGGGACGGCTTCTTCGAGAAGATGTACGTCTACCATTCTGAGACGGGCCGCAGCGCCCAGGAGACTCGCGACTACACCCGAGACATCGCCGAGATGGTGATGGCGCTGACCGAGATGCCCGACGAGCAGAAGACGAACCTACTGCTGAAGCTTGAACAGGGCGACCTTGCGGCCGTTGAGGCGGCACTGGCCCGCTACCGCCAGGGTGTCAATGTGCCGGTGCGCTTCCAGGGCCAGGGCAGTGTCGGCTTCGAGAAGCGGGCGATGGGCGGCCCGGTCAATGCCGGGCAGCCGTACATCGTCGGCGAGCGTGGCCCCGAGATCGTGG